GTTAGCTTAAGACAGGATGTTCGGGCTGCTGGTAAGTGGCAGACTAATCAGAAGGGATCATACTACGCTGCTGGTGTACGATCACAGATTGCTGGTCGGGGTGCTCACATAGCTATCCTAGATGATGTTATGTCTGAAGAGGATTCCTTCAGTGCAGCAGGTAGACGATATGTTAAGGAGTGGTGGCCGTCTGGTCTACGTACTCGTATCATGCCTAACGGTTCCATTGTTATTATTAATACCAGATACCATCACGATGATCTGTGTGGTTGGTTACTAAAGCAGGAACAGGAGATGCATGACTACGGTACGATACCCTGGGAAGTAATCAAGATACCTGCATGGGTAGACGAGGATACATCAGAACTCTTAGACCTACCTGTAGGATCATCTTACTTTCCTGAATGGAAACCAGATGAACTACTGAAGATAGATGAAGAAGAGATCAAGGCTACCAATGGAACAAAGTATTGGGAGTCTCTGTATATGCAGAACCCCACACCAGAAGAGGGGGGTCTTATTAAAAAGAGATGGATTGAGTGGTGGCCTCACGATGAACCTCCAGGCTGTGACTTTATTATTCAAACATACGATACAGCCTTCTCAACCAAGACTACCGCTGACTACAGTGTAATCCAGACCTGGGGTATCTTCTATGCACCTGAACAAACCCATGACGGTATGGAGAGTGCAGAGGCACAGCTTATACTCTTAGGCAATATACGTGGGAGATATGAGTATCCTGAACTTAGACGTATGGCTCAGATGTCTTACGATGAACATAAACCTGATGTTTGTATTGTAGAAAAGAAAGCTAGTGGTCAGTCATTAATACAGGATATGAGAAGGAGTGGTCTACCTGTACTGGAGTATATGCCTGACAGGGATAAAGTATCCAGAGTATACGCTGCTACTCCCTCAATGGAAGCTGGTCGTGTATGGTTCCCTAAAGGGAGGAAGTGGTCAGAAGAACTTGTGGATGAGTTAATTACCTTTCCTAATGGAGCACACGATGACCAAGTAGATGCTATGACAATGGCTATTCACTACATGAAGGAATCATGGAACCTCCTGCATCCTGATGATCCTTACTGGGAGGATGGACCACCTACGAAAAAAAGAGTTGCATACTGGAACTTTTAAGTGTATAATATATAGTGTAGAGTGGAGGATGATATATAT